ATCGTTAGCCAATAACTTAGAGAATACTCTACGAATAATTGGAAAAACAACTGTTTCGAATGAACCTGATGCATCTGATACAGCAGCTTCGTTTATTAAATAAGACGCTTGGTTTTCATATAACTGAGCGATGTTATCTTTTTGGTGACCTTCAAGACTTTCTAAAAATCCTAAGTCATCCCATTTTTTGATGGTATCTTCCTTGATAACTCTTAGGTGTTTTAACCCAATGTTACCAACCATACCTGATTCTAATAATGCTCCCATTTTAAATTTTGGTTTTAATTTTTTTTATTATTTTATTTTTGACATTAATTCTTTCATTCTCGAGAATTGTGGACTTTCATACGCTTTTGACTCTGAAAGTACATCTTGAGATGAAGACGTTGTCGGGTTATTCGAAGTGATTTTATTAACAACTGATTCTGTTACGTTCTTAGACGACTCTAATTCTCCCTTGATTGTTTTATAGGTTGATTTAGATTCTGTTAAAGTGTCAACAGTATCGAATCTCTTCAAAATGTTTAATTTCTCATTACGAGTTGTAGAATGTTCTGTGAACAATCTTGTTGAGTAAGCTAAATTTGCGTTGAATACAGCAACTTCATTAAGTTTCTCTTTAAATAAAATTAACGCCTTTTTATATTCGCCGTTTTGTTTTCTTAAAGTTTTAACTTCTTCGTTGATTGCACCCGCTGCGTACTTTTTCTTACTGTCGATTCCTGCTCTGTTAGAACCACCTTTGTTTCCATGTACATTGGATTTTGTTCTTGCCGCTTCATCAACATCTCCTTCATGAGATTCTCCTTCAGGAACTTCTAACTCAACCTCATCTTCTTCAGAAAGGTCTTCATCAGAAACTTCTTCAGAAACTTCTTCTTCAGCAACTTCGTCTTCATTTTCATCTAAGTCGATTTCATATACAACGTCGTCCTCTTCAGAATCACCTTCTTTGATTTCAGAATCATCACACCCTTCGGTACAATCTTCTTCTTCGGAAAGATCTTCATCAGCAACTTCGTCAGCAACTTGATCATCTAATTTGATAATGTATTCGTCATCACCATCTTCAAGCTCAACGTTATCACCGTCTCTCTTAACTACAATTCCATCTTCAGGTTTCATTGATTTGAATACCTTAAGGACTTCATCGTCAGATGCGTCGGTCATATCAAGAACGTCTTCGTCCTCATCATCAGAATCAATAGCATCAAACATACTATCCACTTCGTCATCAGATTCTTCATCTTCAACACCAGTGTCTAATAGGTCATCAACTTCATCCTCTAAATCAGGGTCTTCGTCGTCCGTTGGCTCGTCGTTTATCGAAGTTTCGTCATCGTTGTCCTCGTCCTCACTGTCAATTTCTTGTTCAGCAACTTCAGGTATACCTTGTTCGTCTTCTTTATCAAGAGATCCTTCAACCTCTTCTTCTTCCATAGATTCTTTTAGCAATTCGTTTAGTTCTTCCTTCATGGTTGAAGCAAGTATACCTTTTGCGTTCGCTTTAACTGCCTCTTCAAGATCTTGTACTTGAAGCAATGCTTGTTCTAAAATGGATTTTTTACTCATTTGTTGTTTTTTATTTATTAATAAATACTTGTTATTTAAGAAAAATTTACTTTTATGGTGTTCTAACTAATAAAAAGATGAATTATTTATTTAAAAACGTATCCATCTTACCCATTAATCTCGACATTCTATCGTCTACAAGAGGTTTCTCCTCTATAGATTCTGCGTACTTCTCCCTATCCGAGGGATCGTTAAAAACATATGCACCAGGAGTTGATGGTGATGATACTAAATCAAAACACACTAATTCAAAATCTTCCTGTACAATATTTTGTCCTCTTTCTGATTTTAATGATCCAACACCCCTTGAAGAAATACCTAATGTTACTCCATTCATAAGTAACATTGCTGCTTGATCACCTTTAGTACTTACAATACCTGATTTTTTCCAACCTGGTGAAAGAAGTAATTTAATTTTTCCCATAAGAATTTTACCGTCCCACCAAGTCTCGGTGATCGTGTGTGAAACTCTATCTAAATCTATAAGTGAAGATGATGGATGGTTGAGTTCGTTTAACGCACTTCCTTTCTCAATAACAGTCTTATACTTATCCATTTCCCTCTTAAGGAGTTTCTCTGGATATATTCTACCGTTTTTATTTGGAGTGTCGTATTTTTGTAGAACAGCATAAAGGATAATGTCTTCTGAGAAGTCAACACCCTTCATTTCTGTTATTACTGATTTATTTTCATCAGGAGAGACAAACCCCGCATCGTATTCGATGAGAATTCCCCTACCTATTTCTTTTGGACCTAATACTTTCATGTATGAATAGTTTTATTACTATAAATACATCGGTATCGGAGTTATTTTTTATTTTTATGAAAATTGTAAAATAAATCGTTATTTAAACACTCGTCGATTATACTAATCATGAGTGATTTCATATACAATTTTAGTTCGTCGCTTTTAATTGGTAAGTCTTTTAAAACATACAATGTACATTCTAAATTCATAAACGACCTTTTTTCTTTTTTTATACCTTTAGTTCTAATGTCTAAATCAACAATAGACTGTGGTCGGAATGAATCATTATTCAAACCGTGTATTAATCTCTTTATGTCATTTCTTGATGACCTAACTATTGAGTCGTAATCTGTACATTCCTCATTAGGTTCAATCCAAGAATTTAATTTTAAATATATAGACTTCAAATCTTTGTGATTTATAGTCCCGTATCCAATTTTAACGTCCTTGTAAGTACCTAAAGGAATAAATCTTCCTAATTTCATTTAACATGTTTAATCGTATTTATGGTGTTACTAAAATATACACATTAAAATTCACAATAACAAATTTTTTTATTATATTTATGTATATATCAAATTATGCTAATAGTAAAAGTAAAAAACAACAACATTGACCAAGCGATTAAGAAATTACGTCGTAAAGTAAAGAATACGAAACAGTTAAATTCACTTAGAGATAAGAAACAACACACAAAACCTTCAGTTACTAAAAGATTAAAAAAACAAAAGGCGGTGTATATTCAGAAAATTAAAGATAAAGAGCAATAAAAAACCCCCACGATTGATTATGATGTTTCAAAAGTGGAGGTTTACACCTCTAAGGTAGCAACCGTCAAGGAAATCTTATTTTAAATTCTCTAATAATTCTTCTAAACGATATAGGTTATATTTTGTCTGTGTCATTTCGTTTATTTCTTTTTTTACTGCATCTGACTTAGATGTAAAATTACTATCATCCTCTACCAACGAATTTAAGGTATTATTTACCGATTCTTTTAATTCTCCAAACTTACTATTCAGGTCCTCATTAGTAATTGAAAGTATCTCTTTTAATTTGGTCTTATCCTCCTCACTTAATGTTTTATCAAAACTAACGTTAAAGTTGTTTGTCAATACAGAGTTTAATAAACTTTCATTTACACCTGTTTCCACCTTTAAAGTGTCAGACACCTTACTCGTGGTTAAGTGTTCAACTAAGTATTTCTTTGCAATTACTTTTTCTGAAATATTACCTAATTTATCCTCGGTTGAAAGTCTATCTAAAGATTCATATAATCTATTTGACTCAATGTTAATATCAACTAATGATTCGTTCATTTGATTAAGTACTTCACTTACCTCAGAATGTCTTTCTTTTAAAACTTTAGATAGTTCCTCCACATATAACTGAGCAGTTTCTTTATCATCAAATGTCTTTGCTTCTAATTCCTCATAAAGAGAATACATTTCTTTTAAAATGTCATTCCCCATAATTGGTTTGAAGTGTTCCTTCAGATTATTTTTAAATTCACCCTTACCATAAGAGTTAGAAAGTTTGTTTAGAACTTTGGTTTTTATATGTCCAAATGTTATCATAATTAATCGTTTAATATATCTTTGAGTTTATTCTCTACTTCATAAATATTGCGTTGAGCCTTATCAATGTCAAAAAGATCATCAAAATCTTTTGTTTCATCACCCAACATACCTAATATTTTAGATTTCTTATTTTTGGATGCTGTGGATTTGTTTTTCTTCTTCTCTTCACTTAATGGGGCATCGTCCATTGGAGGTGCGTCGGCACCACCCATATCAGCACCCATATCACCACCTATATCACCACCATCCGATGGTGATGCGGAATCATCCATGGCTTGTCTATCCTTTTCAGAAATACCGTATTTTTTATCCACTTCGTCAAACACACCGGTTCTCTTGATAATATTCTGTGTAATACCTAATTCAGCACCGAGTGCTCTCTCAAGTCTCTGTTGTTGTAAATCAAGTACTACGTCATTATCACTCATACCAAGAATATTCTTCTTACCCCAAGTGTGTGATACTGGTTGTATACCGATTTGTGATTGATCAGACGTTGCGTCTTTGTATAAAGTAATCTTCTCTTTCCACTGTTCAATTCTTAATAAATCCGATTGTGCGGATGGATTAGTCAATGACAATGTGAAATTAGTAAGTTCATCCTCTAAACCTAAAAGATATAAATGTACTAATGCAATTTTGTTTAATTCTTGTACAAGTGATTTTTGTATTCTATTAATAGTCCTTGCAAAACGTATATCCATTAATGCCAATGTTTTACCATCACCAACAATTTCTTCAAACCCTAAGAACGCCTTTGGTATTCTAAGTGCCGCCAATAGTTTCTTTTGAATGTACTCAATATCCGCAATCTCACCTAAGTTTTGTGCTCCTGGTAATGTTTCGATTGGGTTTGTTTGTGATGGGTCTCTTACAGGTATGAAGTAATCTTGATCTACCGCCATTTGGTTGTATCTCATATCGACCTGTCCATTCGCAGGATCAACTACTTGATCTCTTTTGAATTTGTTTGCCACACGTTGTACGTACGCTTCAATATCCTTATCGTCCATGTTCCCAACGAATACTTTAAACACTCGTCTTTCAGGTGCTCTTGAAGTCCTATATATCAACATAGCATCTTCAGCAAGAAGTAATTGTTTCCATATACGTCTTACTTTGTCCAACATTGAAGTACCATATGGTAATTTTCTATCATCACCCAATAACCTAAAATGGGCAACTTCCCATGCTTGGAATTCCATGTCTTTATTCTTCCATGCAAATCGTAATTCACGAGTTTTCATGTTTACAGGTGTCTCCGCTTTGTGTACATGAGATGCCGCACCTTCATGTCTTTCAATTTCAATGTTAGGTAGTTGTTGACAACCAACAATACCCTTTGAAGGGTCGATCTTTAGATATACAAAGTTATCACCGTATTTGGCAACACCTCTACACCACATTTGTAAGTTGGTGTTAATGTCGAGTACGTTTTTGAATAAGTCTTCTAAGATGTTACTCACTCTCTTTGATTCAGAATATATTGTTAGAATTTCTCCTTTTTCTGAAAGGGTCGTTGACTCTTCAGAGTAGATATCTAATGATGCTGATATCTCAGGTGTGAATTCCATTGATTCGTAATCATAATAGGCCGCCAATCTATTTGGTTCATAATAAACCGATTGGTTATATAATGATTGGTCCATCTTGGCCCACTTATCGGCAACGTATGTCGATTGTTTTGCTTGGAGTAACTCTCTTTCGTAGTCCTCTTTACTGTCTGTCTTTAACAGAGTATCCTTATCGAAACGATATTGCGGAGGATTAGGGACATCATTCTGAAATCCGAAGACCTTTGTTAACCTTTGATAAACTGTTAAGTTTTTGTTTGCCATATTAATAAATATTATACTTTATAATATAAGGAAAATAAATGAGTAAATAAAGTTATCTCTGTTTATATGTGTTTTTACCGAATAACCAATTATGTTCCATGTACTGTTCCTTACTTGCGTCTTTTTGACCTATTGGGTATGGTGATGGATCAGTACTCATAGATCCAATAGCATCAAACGCAGTACCATAGGAATAAAACGACTTTTTAGTTTCATATGTTCTTTCACTAAACACCCACGAATCTAACATCGCTTTGTTTGCTGTATCGTTACGTTTTAATTGTGTAAAACAAATATCCCCAACATACATTGCAATTGACATTGCCATAATTGCATCATCGTGTGCTCCTTTCATGTGGTCAGGTCTACCATTAACGTAAACAAATGTGTTCAATTCGTTTAGTAGACGAGATGATTTTACTTTAAAACCGTGTCTTAAGTTCTCTTCGAAACTTGCAACAATCTGAGTTCTCTTATTATTAAAACTAATACCGGGTATTTTCTCCTGAGCCTTTTTATTGTATTCC